GTCTACTACATCGTCGTTTTTAACGATGTCCATTAGTTCCCACGATGCGTCGCAACTTATCGTAACTTGATTAGTTTGGGTAAGTTGTGGCGTAGAAATAGAAAGAAGTGGAACCCAGGCCAAGAACAAAAGTGCCTTAGTCATAGGATGAACGTTAGGGGATTATTATACCCCTATTCATCCTATATAGCAAGTTTTATTTTAAAATAGTAGCAATAGATACTAAATGGTATCATTATTATACATAAATGTTCTATTACTAATGACATTTTTTATCAATTCATCAAAAACTTCTCTATTTTTTTCTCTCCAAATAACACCTTTATCATATTCCTTTCTCCACTTTTTTATTTCTAATTCCAACTTTTTCTTTCTTCTCCTTTCCCAAAGAATAGTCATTTGTTTAGAAGAGAAACCTTCCCCACCATCAGTCAAATTTCTTAAAATACCCGTTCCAATATCTTTACGACCTAAGATGTTTATTATATAAATCTCGTGCTTAAAAGCCTCTTCTTCAGTTAAACCAGTTTTCAAGAAAAGTATTCTATTTTTAGGTGGAACTCGTACAGATTTACAATCTCCCTTATAAGCACGATTGTTTATTCCCTTTCCAATATAGTAAGGAGTTCCATCTTCACGCAAATAAGCGTAGGTATAGTATTCCATCTGCTTCTAATTTTGGTTGGCATTAGTATTTATAATAAAAGAGGGCAGATTTCTCCGCCCAACCCTAAAAAGCGCCAACCAATTAGAGCATTATTATTTATTCTTCAATTTTCCAACATCTTTCAAATTTTCCCCTAAGTTCATTTAACTTCATTTCTTCCCAATAAGTTAAAAGATGATCATTTATTTCTTTTTCTTGTGGCGTAAAATCTAAACGATACTTATTTTTAAGTTGAATCAACTTTAACATATCATCCATAAAAGTTGTTGGCATATCCAAAAACTCTTCGTAATTCATCACTCTCCAAGTGTATGAATAACTGGTTTTTCGTTCACCAAAATATGGTATAAGTCTCTATCTTTTGCTGCCGATATGGGAATAAATTCCGTCTCAGGATTAAATTCACCATCACGAATCGCTTGATTGATAACAATAGAACCTTCAACTCCAGAGTATGAACGATGAAATGTCATCTTGGGAATAACTAATGCTCCAGAAGAACGATTTAGATGGATAATATGATATGGATATCTCCATTCTTTATTAACCAATTCAAATGTACGAAGTCCGGACAGAACACGATTGTTATCAATTTGGTGATAGTGAATATAGAACTGCTTTGCTCCTACAATATCATCAGGAGGAGAGATAGCAGGACCAGTATGGCAAACAAGGTCTTGTGCATTAGAACCATCTACAGAAATATCATAGAAAACAACATCTTCAGTCTCACGAAATACTCTGTGTTTTTTAAACGTTACTTCACTCATCAGTCTCTTTGTCGCCAGTCTTCTGGTTTATCTCTTCCCTCTGAGAAGAAATCTACGATGTCATCAACACTTTCAAAACGACGAATTCCTTTGCTATCATTACCAATACCACCAATATCAAGTTGATTTAGAAAGTCATCCAAATCACCCTCTTGCATATCAGGATTTTCTGCTTTTCGTCTTGCCTGACGAAGTATTGTTCCCGCAGAACGATTTGCTTTAGCAAGTTTTTCTGCCCAAATCATATCTTCAAGACTTACTTCTTGATGAAGAACGATTTTCTTACAAATTTCTTCTAGTCGAAGTCTATATTGTGTAGAGAGCATAAGTAATTTTCGTATAGGTGTATTTAGTAATTACGTCTAAATTGTCTTTCCAAATCATTAAGTTTGGAAAATTCTTGATAGGCTTTTTCGGATCGTTCGTGTAAGATACTACAAATGTCTTCAAAAATTACATCATTATCAATATAATCATCCAGATACTTATCTAAAGATTCTTTAAGATATCTTTTCCGATGCCACTCGGGGGAGTATGGTTTATAATCTGTCATAATCAAAAAGTACTTTTATTTTTAATATACTACTTATATTCTGATTTGTCAAATAAAAATTTGACTATCTTTCAATATAACTTAGTGTATGGTTTGATGCATAAAGTTGTTGGATAATGATATCGCATCCAATCTTTGGATTACAGTCTCCGCAAGTATAAACATCTACTGCTGCTTTCCCTTCTTCAGGCCAAGTATGAATGCTTATATGACTTTCAGATAATAAACACATTACAGTGACTCCCTGTGGTTCAAACTTTTTCCAAATCGTTTGAACCACAGTTGCACCTGATGCAGCAGCTGCATTTTCTAATAAGTCAACAAGACATCGTTCATCATTCAAAAGAACAAACGAACAACCGTACAAGTTAAGTAAATAGTGCTTGCCCATTTATCATAAGTTCTCCTGTGCTTCCTGAATTAATTTACTCACATAAGTTTCGGTTCCATCCATAGTTTTAACTTCAAAAAGAGGAGACCTTTGATACTTTTTAATTTTCTTGTATTTTTTTAATATCTTATTTATCTCGTCTTTATTGATTGATACCTCAATATTTTCTTTACTAAATCCTTCACTCATCTTCTTTTCTTTTTTTCTGGTTGCCTATATCCCCAAAGTTTGGGATTCACTCTTCCATATCCAAAATCAATTTTTTTGAGTGATCCCACACCATAAGTATCATAATACATATCAAAAATACGAATCTTGGTGCCTCTTGTTAAATCAAGATATTGTTTTCCTTCAACAATGTACCAAACTAAGTAAGCATCACTTGGAAAAGAAGAATCTTTTGCTTTATCAAGAGTTGTTTTTTCTAAAAGAATTTCGCAACCATATCTTGATGGCAAAATATTTTTTTCTTCATTTCCAGATTCTGCCATACTTTTTTCTCCACTTACTGCAACTGTCACGAACGCCCACCCCATTGAATATCAGGATAGGCTTCTTTTACATTATCCAGACTTACTTTATATTTATTCGCAAGCTTTTTATCTTTGACTAAACAAACAATTTCTGCTTCAAGTGGATGAAGTCCTTGAAGAATGTTAATGAACATTGTTTCTCTTCGAAGAGAACTTAATCCATCATTTCCACCTTTTACAAAATTATAAAACATATGGTATTCTTTTCTAATTGAGGATTTTCCTTGATCCATCGAACCTAAAGAATTGGAATTTAATTCTTCCATCTTCAATACTGCATCGTCAATTTTAGAAGTTAAAGTCCCACTATAAGAAGTTTGTTCTCCAGTGCTTGCATAAGGAACTTCTCCTTCTGGTAATAATGATATTACTGTATCATCAAAATTCCAAATTAAAATAGTTTTTAATGAAGGATCTTCATATTTTTTAAGGATTTCAACTTTTTTTACATTGCTTTTTTGTTTTGAAACAAGATTCAAAATTTCAAATACAAATGGGTTGGATGGAAGACTCTCAATTGGAGTTTCAGTCTTCGTCTTCGTCGTCTTCGTCGTAGTCATAATCGTTTTCAAATCTCACAGCTAAAATTTCGTCGGGTATTACATTACCATTAGAGTCAAACATCTCTGGGTGTGTAAAAACTGGTTGGGTTTGATAGAAATGCTCTTTTGCTAACCATCCTACCACACCTCCTACAAAAAAGAACATAATTGAAACTAATGTTCCTATAGTTAGAGTTACTGCTAACATTTTTCTTCTCCAGAGAGGTTTATTTTTTCCTAATGTCGAAGTGAAATTCAATAAAAAAATGAAACTCTCTACGGAAGAGAGAAATCATTCTACCAAACTTCACTTGAAAAGTTTTTGGTTTTGATTTCTCTTTCCTCCTATTGCGTAGTAATAACTCAACACCCCGATTAATTTGGAGTTCATTGTTATTTAGTGTTCTTCTTGCGTCTTCCTGGTCGTTTGTCATTACTATATTTCCAAGCATCTTCTAAGATGCCATAGATGTAGTTTCTTATTTTTCTTGCTTGAGGTTTAGGAATATGCCCATAAGCCTCACGAAGTTGTTTATGAAGGTCATCAGCACCACCTTCCAAATACGTATCTAAATCCATTACAAGATTATTAATTTCATTTGCTGTGGTGCTTTCAATAAACTCTTCAACTTGACTTCTTTTTGTTCCACGAATTTTCAAATAATCATAAAACTTCAAAACAAATTGGCCATTAAAGGCATAATCAATTGCCTTTTCAACATCATTGTAAACTTCGTGAAAATTAGTATTCATTAAACTAGATTTTGCTCCTTCAAATATTGAACAGTGTCGGAGCAACCTCCGATGTGTTTTTCATCAACAATTACTTGGGGAAAGGTAGACCCTTCTCCAAATTCTGCATAAAACTCTTCACGAGTAAAATCTCTATTCAATTTATAAACCACGTGTTGTAGTTCTGCTAATTCTAGCACTTGCTGAACTTTTACGCAATAAGGACAACCATCTTTTGAATAAATTGTAAATGCCATAAATTTAAAATTTGATGTGGTTTTTATTAACATTATATATTAATATTTTAATAGTTTCTTTCAAACAAATCAAGATGTAACTTAATTCATCATAGTAAGTAATGTCCCCATCTCTTTCAAAAAATTTTTTTATTTTAAATATCATATTCTTACTGGTTCTCCTTGCCCCTCTGAAAATCTCAATTGTCCAGCATCAAGTAGTTGTTGTTCTCTTGTTGTACATCCACCTTCTTTTACGTTTGATACAACGACATTTGTTGTAGGAAGTGCTTTTGGAATTTCAACATCAATTACTGGACTCATCAAAACTTTATTTCTTGTAATCGTTCGGTTTTGTGGGTCAAAGGCAACCATTGCATATGCATCCATTTCATCACCACAATCAACAATTTTCCTTCCTATTTTGGTTTCAATCACAGAAAAATATTCTTCATTGTACTTTTTCATTTTTTAAAGTCTTTTGTTTATTGTAAGATGCTTCTGGTTTTCTGTAAAGTTGAGGCCAAGTATCACGAATAATTTCTGCAAGTTTGTGTGATGTTGTAGAAGATATCATAAATCTTGAGTAAGAGATATTATGAACATAAAAAATCCAAAGAGTTGGAAGAGGAAAAGGATGAGGAGCATAAAAAAAGGAGTTCTTGTGGAACTCCTCTATTTATTTTAGGTTTTATATCAACCGATGGAAGGTGCAGTTAAGGCAACTTCAGTAGTAGAAGCAGTGGCAAGGTCCAAAGGAAAATTGTGTGCATTACGCTCATGCATCACTTCCATTCCAAGTCCAGCACGATTCAAGATGTCTGCCCAAGTATTAATTACATGTCCTTGACTATCTTGAATTGATTGGTTGAAGTTGAAACCATTCAGGTTGAATGCCATCGTGCTGACTCCAAGAGCAGCAAACCAAATACCAACGACAGGCCAAGCAGCCAAAAAGAAATGTAGGCTACGGCTGTTGTTAAAGGAAGCGTATTGGAAGATGAGTCGTCCGAAGTATCCATGTGCTGCAACAATGTTGTAGGTTTCTTCTTCTTGTCCGAACTTGTATCCATAGTTTTGTGATTCAGTTTCCGTTGTTTCACGAACGAGTGAGCTAGTGACCAGAGATCCATGCATAGCACTGAATAGAGAACCACCAAATACACCAGCAACTCCAAGCATATGGAAGGGGTGCATCAGGATGTTGTGCTCAGCCTGGAACACAAACATATAGTTAAAGGTTCCAGAAATACCCAAAGGCATACCATCAGAAAAAGAACCTTGACCAAAAGGATAGACAAGAAATACTGCGGTGGCAGCTGCAACAGGAGCACTATAGGCAACCATAATCCATGGACGCATACCAAGACGATAGGAAAGTTCCCATTCACGACCCATATAGCAGAAGATGCCAATAAGGAAGTGGAAAACAACCAACTGATAGGGTCCACCATTGTAAAGCCATTCATCAAGTGAATTTGCTTCCCAGATTGGATAAAAATGAAGTCCGATTGCGTTGCTAGAAGGAACAACAGCACCAGAAATGATATTGTTACCATACATGAGTGAACCAGCAACAGGTTCACGAATGCCATCAATGTCCACCGGAGGTGCGGCAATGAAGGCTACGATGAAACATACAGTTGCAGCAAGCAGTGTAGGAATCATCAGAGTTCCAAACCAACCAACATAAAGACGGTTGTTTGTTGAAGTAACCCACTGGCAAAATTGTTCCCAGGAGTTAGTAGATTGTCTTTGTGCAATAGTAGCAGTCATTTGTTTTAAAAGGGTAAGTAATCCAGCAGGGAACTGGTAATACATTATGCTCCGCAACACCCTAATTTGCGGATATGAGAGACTGTGTTTAACCTCCCCATAGGTCCCGGTTAGGTAGAGGACAACATTAAAGAACTGTTACGTTCTGTAACGTTTGATGTATTTATCATAACATTGTTAGGAAATCCTGTCAATAGGTAAAACGACTTAAACTGTTACCTAGCAACGAGAATATCACTGTTGCTCAATGTCGTTACACCTTCAAGAATTGCAATTAAATCATCTCGGTTAGGTCCAGACGTTTCAATACCACGATTACGATTCAAGTCATAATAAACTAAAACATTGGCATCCAATGCTTTCCATACGACTCCTTGACCCTTTTTGACTTGAATTTTATCCTCACCTGCTTTGAAATCTTTGATTAAAGCATAGTCATTTGCACCGTGATTGGATTTAATGCCATCATCATAAAATGTTCCACGACTATCACCCAATACAAATACATCCTTTCCAAGACCACCCGTAAGAATATCAAATTGTCCACGACCCATTGATGTCAAATCAGTCCCAGTCCGTGCAACACCAGCAATAAAATCATCACCAGCACCACCTGTAATAATATCATTACCATTTGTACCCCAAAGTGTTAAACTTGGAGATGGTGTTTTGGATGTATCTTGAATCTCAGCACTTTTATCCCCAACTTTAATTGAACGGGCAGAATCACTGAAGAGTTCAAATTTAATTGACTCAGTTCCTTCTGTATTCAAATCATTCTTTAGGTTAAAACTAACGGTGGCATTACCTTTGGCATCTATTGATAGATTTCCTTTCAAATCAGAAAGTCCAGTGAAATCGTTAGTAGAAATACCGTTACCAGAAATGCTCCAGTACAAAGGTGTACCCTTTGTTAAATTAGTTGTTGCGATGTCAATCTTTAATGTTTGCCCCTCATTGATAGTGGCATTACTTACTAGGTTATATGTTGGTGGGGATTGTTTTGCGGCAGGTTGTACTTGTACAGGCAATAATGATTGAGTCGCAGATATTACAAAAGGATCTGCGGTATTGGCATAATTTGACTTGACCATATTTCCTGCTTGTACCCCTCCACTAATCAGCAATCCAGCAAGATGGGGTGCTGCTTGAGATGTTCCACTCAAAGTGCCGAGTTGTCCGTTTTTATGATATGAAAGAATGTTAACTCCTGGTGCAGCATAATCAACATCATCAGCATCGGTTGCGGTATCAAGACGATCATAATTTGACCAGAATGGGACTTGATTTGAACTGTCTACGGCAGATACCACATAAACATTTGGATGACTTCCAATACAAGCAGGGGCAAAGTTATCTACATCTTTGCCAAAGTTACCCGCAGCAATAGTGAATTGAATTCCCTGATCTGCGGCACGAAGAATTGCCGACTCCAGTTTTGGATCACGGGAGTGTGCAACAAGACTCAAATTGATGACACATTTCTTTTTGTCTAGTTTATTATCATTGATGATGTTTGCGGCATAGTTGACTGCTTCAGCAGTGGTGTTGCCATCTCCAAAACCAAAGTCATTATTCACCTTAAGTGAAACAATTTGTGCTCCTGGTGATACTCCAATAATACCTTTGCCGTTAACAAGTGCTCCAATGACTCCTGCAATATGAGTCCCGTGTCCATTTCCGTCTGAAAAAGGAGATTCAAGTCCAGATGGAGTATAAACCCAACTTCGTGCCCAATCTTTATTTAAGTTTAAATCATCTGTTTTATCGGAAACTCCAGAGTCAATTACAAATGCATAGGATTCAGATGCAAAATTACCTCTTTTGGAAATGTCTTCTCCCTGCCAGACTGCTTGAATTCCCCACGGAAGTGTTTCACCACTTTCATAAGACTTGCTCTGATAACTCACTGATGCAATACTGATGGCAGATTGCCCCTGTGATTGATTGGATGATTTGTCATTGTTGCTATTGTATTCAGCAGATCTAAGGGGAAACCTGTTGGTAAAGTTGCGGAATGAACTTAGAGGATTCATAATTAATATGGAAAAAATTCTTCAGCACGTAGTAGAAACTATATTATTCTACCCCAGGATTGAAGAAAATTCAACGTCAAAACCTCAAAAGATCAGCAATCCTTATAAATATTAATAAAACCTTAACAGGTATATTATTTTTAGTCATATAACAAATCGTATAATCTAAATATTTAAAATTGCTTTCCCCAAATGCCACGGGAATGGAACACTCCCAAAAGAGAACCTTGGAATGCACCAATACATCAAATATTAAAAGCAATCGATAATCACACTCACGAATATTTCAAGAGTGGTGATGTGTGGCATTTACAAAAAGCAGAAATGTTAAGAAAATATTTGCATGAACTTAAAACTTGGATTCATAAACAAGAAGAAAAATGAATAACATTGTTTGGTCAGTAAATATTATGTTAGGTATTGGAATGATTGGTGTTGGTTGGGTGATCTATAAAATATTATGGATGGCAAATCAAGAACTAAAGGATAGTAGCAATGAAAAACATTAAACTAATAGATAAATTAATTGTTGGTATTGTAGTAGCAACACTTGGATATGTTGGTATTACATTTGTCAACTGTAACTTTATGCTTCCAGGTTCTATGGAGAGAGCAGACGCATTAGGTGGATTAGTAAACCCACCACCCCTAGATTGTAAAGAATCCGAAAGTAGAGGATATAATGCTTTGTTTACTTTGTTTACAGCGTTACTAGGATTAAAAGCAAAGATGGATGATTAAGAAACCCAGAGTTTACCTTCCGATTTTCTACGTCTCAGCAATCCCGCCTCTACATTACTACCAGGATTGCGATACATCTCTAATGTTTTTGGGATGAATCCCCAATTCTTTTCACGAAGATGTCGAGAGATAGTATTGAAATTGCTTGAATTGTAAAAGCCAGCACCGAGATTGTAAGCAAAGGATAAAAGTGCTCCGCGTTGATTGTCATTCATCTCACTCCAATAAGGTATCTTAGATAGGGCAGGAATAAATTCTCGCTTGATTTGACTGATAAGCAAATCATCAGCAACCTTTTGAGAAATTTTATCACCAAGATTGAATGGTTTACCATTGAAATCTCTAGTGCTTCCCCATCCTATAGTGATAGGTAGTCCACCCGATAGCGGATCAGGATAGGCAGAGAGATGACATCCTTCAAACTCTTTGATTAACTCTACTCCCTTTACGGGCACATCATATTTGCTCGCAGAAGGAGTAGAGTTATCTACTTTTTTTCGTCAAAGATTCTACCCCACCCATCATTGCCAGCAGGGCACCATCTACGGGATAAATCAGATCTCTTATACACAGCACCTTTACCATTGGTTACAGCACTTGTATATCCATCATTTAATGATCCATAAGGATCGTTAACCACATAATCTCCACCAGGAGTTTTACCAATAACTACAACCATGTGCCCGCCAGTAGGAGTAGATAAAGTGCCACGGTGGAGAATCCCAATAACCACGGGTCTCCCAGCAGCAAGCTCACGGTCAAGGTCATTAAAAGATAGACCATAACTAAAATGTGACTTAATGCCATAAGACGCCAAAACACGGGTTTGAACCAAGTGATCAGTCGTGTCACCGATTGCGAAAACTTTTTGAACGTAGGCATCATCCCCCTTTGCTCCTTTAAGAGTACCAGGTTTAAAATATTCTAAACACATCGCACAAGCAGATGAGTTGCAGGTACGATCTGCATCTCTATAGTTATCTGTTTGTGGATAAAATGGAACAGTTAAGATATTTGATTTTGGTACTTCTGGTTTTGATCTAAAAGTCTTCACCCACTCAGATTCATCTTGAATTAAGTCTTGTGCTTTTAGAAGCAAGTCCTTTTCAAGTTTTTCTACAGCAGCAACGTGCCTTGGATTCTTTTCATCATAATGCTTAAAAAAGTTATGAAGATCTACTAACATATATTTGAAACAACTCTGCATTATATTTATGAAAAAAGGAGGGTTTTATCCCTCCTCTTATTTCACCAAATTCCTGGCACCACCTGGCCAGTTGTGAGATAAGTGCCAACGGCAATAACAAATCCCAACATTGCCAGTCTTCCATTTAGTTTTTCGTTTTGTTCAGTCCATCCGAATTTCATTAGTTTTCTCCTCTTTTAGTAGTGTTTTGAATTACAATAAATTTGTCTTTGGGTAAAGTGCCTGCAATACAGACTTTAAGTTCGTCATCATTATCCCAAGCACCAGATTCTTGAAGTTCTTGGATAGCAGTTGAGAGTTTTCCTAACCAACTACCCGTGGACATCACAGATTCTTCGGGTTCAAGATTTCCAAGCATCAATAAGTTTCAGCAAGTTTCTCCACAGCATAACCCAAAGTCACAAAAAAAGCAACAGTGGTTACTGTCCAAATAAGTTCATTCATCAGAAGATTCCGAAGAAGAGTTTACCAGTGATAGCATAAGAAATAAACCCAGCAATAATGCCGACCATTGCCCATCGTGAATTTGCAAGTTCGGCACGTTCAGCATGTGTTTGAAGTGCATAACGTTCTGCATCGGATTGAGAGATGTACATTTGTGGTTCTTTCGCAAACATATTTTGCTGACCACGTTCGTTAGTTGTTACAGTCATTTTCGTTTTATTACGAATTGTTACACAATTATATAGAAAAAATAAAGAAGTGTCAAGCCCCTATGTTTTCAATTCATAAAAAAACCACCCCAGAAGGGGGTGGTTTCACTCAACTTATGAGTGATTATCAGAACGTGAATTTGGTTTGAATCACACCACCAACATTACTGGAAGTACCAGAGAATGCTTGGTTGTTGGAAACATAGAAGAGTGCGGGAGTGATACTGATATTATCACTTACACGATACTTATAGAACACTTCCCACATTGTTGCATTTGCAGAGAGACCCTGTGCATTGCCAGGTTGTCCAACAGCAAATCCAGCACCATTACCCTTTGCAAAAACATCATTCCATTGAAGTCCTGCCATCCAGGTTTGGGAATTGGTTGCATTATTAGGAGTAGAAGGCCCTGCAACATAGTTCCAACCATAAGCAAGTGAAACAGAAGGAACAATACCAGACTGAACAGGTTGCCAGTAAGCATTGATTGCATAACCGTTAGAACCTTGATTTGCACCAAGAGTTCCATTAGCACCATTCAGACCATTAAAGGTACGAATACGAGTGCCTTGAGTGCCGTAACGATAACCGAAAGCGACCCCCCAGTTAGGAGCACGATAACCAAGTTGTGCCAGAGTATTCAGACCACCAGTGGAATTGAATACACCAGTTGAACTATTGTCACCATCTTGAGCAACATAGTTCAGACCAGCAACGATGCCACCTTTCTTACCAGGTTGAACATACTGAATACCAAAACCTTGACCAGTTGCCTTGTTATAGACACCAGGAGCACCAGCAACTTGGAAGAAGTCAAGAATTTCCGATTTGTATGCAGAAGGAATCCACGTCATTTCGGTATTACGAACCAGAGCACCAGCAGTCACAGTTACACCCTTTGCAAGTGCAGGGAAACTATAATACAGACGGTCAATGATTACACCATCAGCAGTGGTTTCTGCCTTATCCAGTTTGAACAGCGAACCCGAAGAACCGAAAGGTTGAGCACTGAAATTACCACTACGCAGACGAGTGCGAAGCAGATCTTTACCAGTGAATGAAGTATCAAAGTTCAGACGAAGGTCATAGTTAAAAGCAGTGTTTCCAACTTGAGTTCCGTTACGAAGTTGGGCACCATTTACACCACCAAGAACAAAGTTTGCTTCACCTTTGAGTTTAGTGGTAGTGGAAAATTGTTGTGCTTGAAGAACACCAACTCTCTTTTCCAGTCCATCAACACGACCACGAAGAACAGCAAGTTCTCCTTGAAATTCATTAAGAAGACGACGAAGTTCGTCAGTGGTTTCTGATACACGATCAAGGCAAGCATTCAGAAGAGCAGCTGCCTCAAAACGAGTCATTGCCTTACCACCACCAAAGGTACCATTGGGATAACCAGCAACACAACCATAACGATCTACAAGGTTGTTAAGTGCCTGATATGCCCAATCGGTAGGACGGACATCAGAGAATTGAGAAATACTTGTAACCTGACTCTCGGAGTATTGATTGACTGCTACCATATTCAGTTCTGCGGCATTCGCAGCAACAGGAGCAACCATTCCCAGAGCAACAGGTGCAAGCATCAGTTGATTGAGTTTCATAAAGTTTGTTTTTTAGTACTAAACGACATTTAAATGTTAAGAATTACAACAGAATTCTTAAGTACTTATTTAGTATAATACATATCTTTTACTGTGTCAAGAGTTTTGCTGAGCAGCAGAATTTTCAGTTATCCTACCAAGATAAGGATCGTAATTCATATAATCCCGAATATCGATATTAGCACCATTTTGTTCCCAAAATTGAGAAAGTGCTTTATGGTTACCCATATGAAAAGCATCAATATGCTCTGGGTGAATAGAGGATCCCAATTCAATTCTATAAAGAAGAAGAGGAATAGAATAAGTATTTCCAGAATTATAAATCAAATCATCAGCAACAGGACGAGGCTTAACCCCATTATCAAGTTTATACTTTTCTCCACGAACGTGAAATTTTAAAATTTTTTCTGCATGATGCCGATTAATCAAATAGCAGGCAGTTGAGAAATCATTTACAAACCTTTTATGAAGCTTAACGTGTATGTCTCCGGTACAAATAATAGCAATCTGAATTACATCCCAATCATAAGGAATATGAGCATAAAAATCATTCCAAGTAAAATTCCAATACTTCACTAAATCTAAATTACAATCATCTTCCATAATCACTGCATAAGGACTATCAGATGTTTCGTACCAATGTTTAATTGCTTTAAGATGAGAAGTGATACATCCAACTTCACCCGAAGTCATCATTTCAGGGTAACGTCCTACAAGAATATCACTTAAGTCATCTTCACGACCATCATATGCAGAGATACGAGTATAATTTTCAATTTCCCAATACTTGAATTGGTCTTCCATATACTGTCTTCTTTCTGGTTGCCCATCAAGATTAAGATAATAAATTGGACCAATACCTTTAAGTTTATAAGTTGATTTATTTTTATCCATTAGATTATTTCCCATCCATCACAATATAAATCTTTAGTATTATTTTGGTTTAGATTTGGACCAAACCAATTTTGAGGAGCAATCACATCTTTTGTGCCAGATAACCAAGCACCCCACCAAGAAAAAGTAGAATTAGCAATAATATGAGAAGAACAAAGAGACATTAAACATAAATCAACATAATTGGAATTTCCTTCAGCAATCAGAAATCTTTCATCGGCAAATATAGGTTGTTCGTTACACCAACTTGGATCGTCTGAAAAAACTAATACTTGACGATGATTATCAAAGTGAGCCAAAGCATTTTCATAATATTCTATTGATTGTGGTGGATGATTTTTATTATTTAAAAGAAAATCCCCTCTCCTAATATGAAGAGAAATTGGTTTATCAACTTGATATATCATTTCCAAACAAGGACTTAAAATTTCATCTTTAAAAGAAAAATCATCCCTTATTTGATTCTCTATATTTTTAAACCACTTTTCAGATTGAAAAAATCCATATAAAGAAACTTCATTGGGACAAAGATCAAAAAGTTCTTGATCAAAATGAAAAAATTTTTCTTGAACAATAGGAGCATATCCTCTGTCAAGAACAAAAATGTTTCTTTTTGAAAGATTTGTGAGATTAAAACAATCAAATATTTCTGTTCGTAATTTATTTCCGATTCCATCATCAACTTCTTGATCATGATTTGGAATACACCATTCATATCCTTTATTTGCAGCAATGCCACGAACCGCTGCATACTGAAACATTTGATTCCCTAATCTGCCCAATCTACCCAAATGATTAAAAGCTAACATCTAAATTCTCCATTTTATATAATCTTGATTTTTGTAATAACTTAATAAAGATTCTTTTGGTTGAGATCTAATCCAATTCCACAATTCAGTATTTTCTTTCCACATTGGATTAGAAAACCAAGAGTCATTAGACCTAGTATGTTCCAAATGATAAACGTAATCATTGATTCTGTCAACTTTATTTCCCAAAAAATTTAAACGATAATAAAGTTCACAATCTTCAGGACCCCACGCATGAAAATTTTCATTCATCATAAATGAATCAACATAATTTCTTTTTCTAATAAATTGACACCACCCAATAGTTGAGTTATTAATTTTACTAAATTGATCCAGATATTTAATATCCAAATCAGAATTAATGAAATTTTTAAAAGTTTTATCCGAATATTCTATTGCTTTTTGATATACACCACAACCATAAGGGTAAACCGCATCTGATTGCCCAGAATCAATCATTTCATATGATTTAATGATACTTGAATTTGGAAATAAAACATCAGTATCATAATTACAAACAATCTCAGTATTTGATTGCAATATTAAATCATTGAGAATTTTTGTTTTATGGAAAAAAGGAGACTCTTGTTTTTCATAAAAATATTTAAGTTTTTTAGGAATATCTCCGAATTTTTCAATTAGATAAGGAGATACAAAAGTTTCAAATTTAGGAGTAAAATCACACTCCTTAACAAATACATAAGCATCAAATTTTGATAAAAGATAAATTAAAACCGTTGATAAATTTCTAACTCTATCCTCACTTTCTAATTTTGATGGAATCAAAAAAGTTAAATTCATTTAAATCTATTAGTATAGTTTTGATTATTATAATAATTTTCAATGGATTTTTTGTCTTGGCATCTCATCCATTCCCACAACATAATATTTTTTTCATAAAATTCCTTATCACTATAATTTTTGTTGTGTACTCTTATGTGGTCTAAATGATATATATCGTCATTGACTCTACCTATTCTTGCTCCCAATACACTCGTCCGATACAAAAACTCAGTATCTTCATAACCAACAAATATAAAATTCTCATTAAAACCATAAAATTCCAGAAACTTTTTTTTATCAAACATTTGACACCATCCCTGAACAGATGGACATCTTTGACTAAATGGTATTAATTGAATTAAATCAAATTGAGAAGATATAAAATTGACAAAGTGGTCATCAAAATTTAAAACATTATATTGATAAATTCCTGAACCATACGGATATACTATATCACATTGTCCGACAGATATCATATCATAAGATTTTTGATATGTCTCTAATGGAAGCATAACATCAACATCATAATTAAAAACTATATCAGTATTTGACATTAAAACCATATCATTTATGGTTTTTGATTTATTAAATAAACCTTCATGATATTCAAAAATATGATTTATATTTTTTGCATCACAATTATCTTTAATTTTGGGTAATGCATATTTAATAAATTTTGATTCCGTATCAATTTCTTTAATAATAATATTTGATTCAGGAAAATTTTTGGATAAGTAAGAAAATACTGTGATGGAATTTCTCAATCTATCATTACTTTCAATTTGAAGAGGAGTTACAAAGGTTAAATTATCTAACATTTAAAACAAATTCGTGGTATTTTTTAAATTATATTATTACAAGTTTGAATCTTCCAATTTTCAGGAATCATATCGCACGTATTTAGATGTGAAAGTTGAGGTCCAAACCAAGTTTTGGGATTTGGTGCAATAATTGGTCCCTTACCATTTTGAAGCCAGGCGCCCCACCAAGAAAAAGATGAAGAATTTGCAATAATTCCACCATGACATAAACTCATTAAACACAAATCAACCTGAGGTAGAAGTGTATTTTGCATAACACCAGTTCCATCAATTGTTTGATATGAATATCTATCATTTGATTCATTAAAAAGAAATCTGTCTTGGTCAAAAAAAGTTTGAGATTTGCACCAAGCAAGATCGTCTGTCGATACAAATACAGGAATATCTTCACTCCAATTTGAGAGTGCCTCTTCAAAATAGGACAAAGGAAGTCTTGGATGAAATTTTTCCCTACCAACAGCATCTGTTCTGCGAATATGTAAAAAGATAGGTGGCCTATCCAAACTTTCAATAAAATTTTTACAAGGATCTAAGTAATCTTTTTTAAATGCAAAATCTTCAAGAATTTGTTCTTTTATATGTTTAAAATATTTCTCGGTTTGCAAATATCCATGTATGTTTACATTATCTGGACATTTGTCAAATAAATTTGAATCTAAATTATGATTGGATTCTTGAATTGTAGGTCCATTCACGTATCCAATATTGTGTGGTTTTACATTAGTCATCTCAAATGTTTCAAACAAACCATAGTTTGAATCGTTCACACAATTTTCAGGAGGAATACACCATTCATATCCATGTTTTGCCGCAATTCCTCTTAATGAGGCATATTGAAACATTTGATTACCCAAACGGCCATTGTTTCCCAATTTATTATATCCAATCATTTAAATTTTCCTCCCAATTTTAATGCTATATGTTGAATAATATCCGTCAGTAATCCATTCATTATAAGTTGCACCAAACCAAGGATCTGGCATGTAAACTTGTTTATTTTGATTTGACCCAAGCCAAGAAATCCACCAAGCAAAAGTGCTATTTGAAATAATAAAATGATCACAAATAGAACCGATACACATATCATAATGTGCTTTCATAAGTTTATTGGGAGTCTTATCCACAAAATAGAAATTATTACCAGAAAAAATATTTTGGTTTTTACACCATTCAATGTCATCCGAAATGATTACATATTGTCTATCATTTTCAAAATGATTCATACATTTTTCATAGTATTGAGAATCGCACACAGGATGACAATTTGGATATAAAAGAAAGTCTCCACGTCGTATAATAATTGCAACAGGATTTTCTAGATTATTTTTTTTATGAAATTTTTCAGATTCTTCTTTTATATTTTCATGAAATTCTAAGTCTTTTTTAAGTTCTTGATGAACATTTTCAAAATACTTATAACTTTCAAAATGTCCATGAAGAGTTACATTATCTGGACATTCGTCAAATAATTCTTTACAAAAATGGTGCTGATTCAATTCAACAATATCACCATCAATATATCCATATCTACCATTGAGATATGAAAGTTTAAAACATTTTTGTAATTGATGATATTCAGATCTTCCAGAACTATCTTCAAAAACTTTTATTTGAGAATGGTCAGGAATACAAAAATCAAATCCACGATTTTTTGCAATACCTATTAGTGCTGCATATTGAAAAAGTTGATTTCCAATTCTACCATTTTTACCCAAAGAATTCATTCCTATCATATCAATCTTAATCGTTAAAATAATTTAGATAGATATAATCTTCAACACTTTGCCGATCCACAACTCTTTCAAAATTATCTTTTACTGCATCAAGTCTATCTTTATAAAATTCTTCAGTTAAACATTCAGAATTAAATTCAATTCCACCATCTTTATAATCAATTTGAATAATTCCATCAATATTATAAAACTTTCCAATTTCTGGATCTCCCAAATAAATTGGAATTGTTCCTGTCAAAAAACAATCAAGAAGTTTTTCTGTAAAATAATGAGGATAAACATCATTTTCAAAAGCAAATGAAAACATATAATCCTTCATTCCTATAATTTTTTTATCAAGAAACTTGTTATGCAATTTTCCAAAACAATCAACTTGTCCACTTTCTTCTAGTTGTTTACCAATTTCAATTCTAAGTTTATGCCCATTAGACATTGCTTTATCAGATAAAATAGAAGAAACTAATTTTGTTTTATCAAAAATGCCAACTTCTTCAATGATAGATCCCTGACCATAAGCAAATTTGAAAACATCTGGGTTAATATCTATTAATTCTTGATCATGAGTAAAAATAGCATCATAATGCTCCACAAATTTATCAGGATTATTTTTGATGTATACTGCAGTTTTATTGTACCACTTTGGTTCAAATAGATACCCATACTTCTTAGCACTTTTATTATCTTCAAGTCCAAGAAGGATTAAATCCTCAGTATAGAATGTTTTATCTTTTTTGGTCAGATTGTTAAAAGTAGATTGGTGATTACCGTATCCTTCATGAACCCACTCAATATATTTGGGAACTCTATTAGGAGTAGCTCCACCCAAATTTTCTCCGTGCTGTCCTTTACCAACCCAGGAAAAACAATTATCAATTAGTTTAAATTTTTTCTTTGCCATGATTCAAATTACTCCCCAATAGTCTATAACATTTACATTAGAATAGTTAAAATCCTTATATCTTTTATCCGGATGCATTACAATAACGACTTCAGATTTATCAATACAGTCTTGCACTTCATCGCAAGTTGTAACTCCAACACCTTGAAATAATTTTAAGTTTTCAAAAGTTTCTTTAAGAAAATCATGACAATAAATTGTTTTATTTGCATTTTCAAGATAGTTGATTAAGGTTACACTAGGAGAACCAATTGTAACTGGAGAGTTTGGTTTAAACGATGTACCAAGAATAGCAATATTTTGATAAGATTTTACTTTTTCAAACAAACTATTATACACCATCTGATTAACTTCTTCAGCAAAAATTAAATGTTTTGCCGATTTTCCTCTATCTTCAGAAAATTTAATAAAAGCAGTAGTATCTCTTGGAAAACAAGTCCCACCATAAGGAGTTCCGTATCCAAAAAAATAAGGGGAGATTCTTTTATCCAGTCCTATTACATTTGTGATATTATGAACATTCACATTTTCCATGCCATCACAAACTTCACCCAAAAAATTTGCAAATGAAATTTTATTAACTATAAAAGCATTTAAAGAAACTTTAGCTACTTCAGCTTCCTCAAGAGTTAAAATTTTGCATGGTGGATTATTATCGTGAAATTTATACCAAATAGATTTTGTAAGTATAATATCTTCAATATTATTTGCACCTATCAAGAAAAATTCTGGGTTTTTAAAATCATGAATAACATTTCCCAGTTTAACAAAATCGGGGACATAAGAAAATCCAAAATCTTTTTCATATTTTTTGCCAGATACTTTTTCAACAAGAGAAATTAATTTTTTAATAGTACCTGGGAGAACTGTAGAAGATAAAACGATTAAATGATAATCTTTGTTTGAATTTTTAAAATTTTCAGAAAATTCTTGCAATACTGATTCTACAATTGCAGACGAATATCCACCATCATCACTTTGAGTATTAACTAGAATCACAGTAGCATCAGTATCTTTAAAAATATTTTCATATGAATCTGTAAATCCCATAAAATTTGGATGAGGATCCACATCTCCACTATGAATAAAAAATTTATTCAAATCTGGTTCATAAAAAGGAAGTTCTTTATTATTTAATTTTTTTATGAAATATGGGTTTTTATCTATTCCAAGGACTCTATTTCCAGATCTAGCTAAACAACAAGCAAGAGGTAGTCCAAGTTTTCCCAATCCAATGAAACTAATATTCATAAATTATACTTCACCAATAAATTCTTTAATTGACTGTATTATGTAGTTGTTTTCTTCACGGGTCTTTCCAGCAATTCTAACAAAAGTATCACTATCAATACCCATTCCAATTTTATCATCCATACATCTCACATAAATTCCCTTTTCAATCAACATCCAACACATAAAATCAAAAGACTTTTTAGTTTTAAGATCAATTAGAAAGAAATTTGTTTTTGATTCATATACTTGAATTTCTTTAATTTTATTAAGTTCTTCAAAAAATTCTTC